TTCTGCAAGACATCCATAAAGCAATGCTATTGGGGCATTGTTCCCCAACCATGACGTTGCGTTGGAACTGGACAGTCTTGTTGGCAGTCTGGTAATTCCTACTTCGATGTTATACGCTGCATCGGGCGTCGGCGCAAGATAAATCGTGTTTTCATCCCACCAGGCCCAATACTTCGGCGTTCCCGTCGACGTCCTGACCGGCCAGTATTCATTCATGAAACTGACGTCGCGCTGCTCCAGAAACGTCCTCGTCGCCGTTCCGGAAGCGGGCCAGATGTGCACCGTCCTGATCGTAGCCAAACTTGTCGGAGTCGGAGCAGATCCACCCGGCAGGGATAAAAAAGGATTATCAGCCGTCAAGGTTGAATATTGATGTGACTTGAAAGCGTCCAAGTCAACGTCCCTCAGTATCCTGTTTTCCGTGTGCTCGATGAAATCATCCGTCCGTGTTGAAGTCAGCACGTCCGTGCTTGTTTCCGTATAATCCAGTATCTGTTGTGTCAGTTCCGCGTATGTCGTCATGATATGCTCACTGTGACGGATCCGACCATTGGAACAATGACAGGCGGCTTGTTTTTTTCCACCTGCATCGTGTCATTATGGTCAAAGAATCCCGGTCCGTTTAAAAAAACAACCATCGGCTCTTTTCGTGAAGGACGCGCGTCCTTCAAGCTTTGCGCGTCAGACGTATGCTTGCTTCTGTCCAGTTGAGGATGCTTCGCCTCGAATTCCGATTGATGAACGAATGATCCGTTCCATTCCTTGACCATTTCCTTGTAGGGAAATTCTCTTCCGCTTCTGTCCGAAATCGCTTTCGCGTATTTGCCTGTCGCGTGCGCCATTATCTATATCCTATCGGTCGTGTCATTTGATTAAGTGATACAATGCCACCTTGAGCATGCCTACCAAATATTGACTCTATCATCTTAGTACTATAACCTAACGCTTCCAAATATGAAGAAAGTGCATAATTAGCCTCTTCAAGGCCATTATTTTCTAAGATTTCATAATAAGTTGATTGAAACTCTTCTGGAATTTCTTTCACCAAATGATCTAATTTCCAAACCATTAGATGACTCCCCTTTCAGGTATGGCGTAGAAGCTGGAACGCGGTCGATCCTCTTCCGAAGCGCGCTGCCATTCCTCTTCATACAGTTGCTTCAGCATTGGTGTTCTGTCCGGTGATTTTTTCAAGGACACGTAATAAGCCATTCCGGCTGTCAGACACGGGAGGAAACGCGTAGGGACGTCCAACTCATCCTCATAGTCGCCCGCGTCCTGTATTTTTGTCAGGCCCCAATACTTGAATGTATCAGCGGCATCGGGCGTCGGATAAATATACAGTGTCGGTGTTGACTGGCCCCTGAGCAGATAGTACTGCGTCGGAGTTCCTTCTGTTGATTTTTTTGAAATGTTTAAATATTCAGCGCGGCTCATGCGATCGACCTCCATGTCGACCGTCGTGTCGGAAGCCTTGTAGACAACCGCCTCCAGTATGTCGATGAGATCGGAGTCAAGCGTGTAGCTTGTCGTGCTCGCCGTCAGTGTCTGCGTGCGAAGTTCAACGGTCCACAGGTTGATGCCCCTGTTGGCCCATTCCGCCAACAGAAGGTTCAAGGACCGTCTTGCTGATTTTAAGTCATAACCCGAACGCGCGTGCAAGCCGCATCGCTCAAAGGCCTCCTGTATGACTTCATCAACATCCAGATTAAAAGCGTTAGTGCCTGAAAGTGCCATCTAGGTTAATCCTTTTTCTTTTGCCTTACGATATCATTTATTAATATGATTTTCGTAGTTCTAAGATAATCGTATAATGATCATTAGACGTATGATGTAATGTTGTTAAATCAATATCACCATCAATTCCACTGCCGGCATTATTTTTAATGCCGCCAAAAGATCTAAAATCAAGATGTCCTACAGTTGGTTCTAAAGCCACGCCACCACCTAACATGATTGCCTTGACATTACTTGTGGCGTTCCATTCTAAATCAACGCGCATTCCAGAGATAGAGTACCAAATTTGTTGAATATGAACTCGTGCGCAAGCCGTGCCATCTGCTTTTGAAGTTAAAGATGCAACATCAACTTTTTCGACTGAACTTTCTCCATTACCATCCGATATGTTTGTGAATTTCATGACAGCGATTCTATCACCGTCAGATAAAGTTTGACTTGTTACGGCATCTGCCATTTTTTCCTCCTATTGGAGAGAGGGGACTTTCGTCCCCGCTCCATTAAAGTTAATTATTATGACGCAAAAACAAAAGCGCCAGTTACTTGAGTGGTCTCAGTCGATAAATCATAAGCGATCGTCCAAGTTCCTTTTTCATAGCATACAAAATAAAGTTTGCATCCTGTAGTTAAAAGGTTTGTCGCTGCGTTTGCGGGAGTGAACGTTAATAAGGTTTCACTGGCCGCTGAAGAATCGAAAGAAACTTCTGAACTGCCCCTGCTTTCAATTATTGATCCTGTTTTATAAACATCTGATCCTGCACAATCAAAAGATAAAGTTGCTGTTCCACCTGTCGTATCTTTAGTTTGAACATAAACTACGACTGAACCTGCCGCCGCCGCTGGCAATGTAGCCGCGCATGTCGCCGCTCCTGTGTAATTTACGTAAGTTATAGTGTCAACCGCAAGTGTTATTGTACTTGATGTCGCTACATCTGATAAAGATAATCCAGTTAAATCTGGTAACTGTGAACCGTATCTGGTTGTTACCGCGCCAGTCGTAGCGTTTTTAGTCGCTACTTGAAAGCCCTTTTCCGAACGGACTGGGCCGTTAAATGTTGTAGTTGCCATTTTAAAATCCTCGTAGTTGAATCATACCGTCGCTTCTACGATTGTCTGCTAGGTCAGTCGGTACAATTATTTAACCCTAGTTGTAAACGGGGCGGACAAGCCGCCCCATGAATATTAATTAAGCACCTGGTGATCCGAAGATACCGCGCCAGTCAGACCAGCCGAAGCTGTATCTTTCTCTTGCTTTGTATCTAACGTTGCCAGTATCAAAGTCACCTTCCATTTTAGTGGAAACAGGTGTTCTTTGGAAATGCTTCATGCCATTTGGAGCATCGGTTTTAATGAACCACGCGTCAGTATCAGTTAAGAAATTATTAACTACATACCCTTGCGGGATCATTCCCATGCTTCTATTAGCATTAATATCATTATCCGCAGTAGCTGGTCTCAATTGCGATTTCATCAGTCTCTCAGCAGTAAATTGAAGATTAACTGGAATGATCATTTTTGTGCCGTTAAGAGAAATTTTCATTCCTCTTTCGTCTTTCATTCCAGCAATGTCAATTAAAGCTTGCTCAAGAGATGTTTCGTTAAGATCCGCAGCAGTTGATAGCTCGTTTTTGACGTTTCCGCCAAGAGTAACGTGGGCTGTAGAGAAAAGCTCTAAGCCGTCGCCACCAGTATAAGAGCTATTGAATCCTCTGTTGAGAACATTAGCGCCTTTTACTTGCTTAGCGTTTGACATCGAACGTGCCAATGCTTTGGTATAACGTGAACTGATTTTATCGTAAAGGTTGTCCTCTACTGCTTCTTCAGTTATTGAAAAAGCCAATGCCAGAGTTTCGTGAGTGTATCTCGCAGTGAAAGTTTCAGTAGCATCGTCGTAATTGACTGAACCACCTTCAGGTTTCACTTGAGCACTTCCAAAACCGGATAGCATTACTTCTTCTTCGAAAGCACGATCAGAATTTTCAGTGTCGAAAATTTGTGTGTGCTGATTTTCGTAGCGGTCGTATTCCAACCCAAACAAGGCGTTGAGGCCTGGTTCAAGTTCTTTGACCAACTGGTTTCTAGAAATTGCCATTTATTTGCCTCACTCTAACTTAATGCGGTTGTTAACTTCCAAGTATGCTCGGCTGTATTCATCACTACGTATGCATTACAGTTAGCAGAACTTGTATCGCTATTGTCAGGATCTGTTGAGATTCCGATCTGTTTAAACTGACCAGATGTATCAACTTCAGATGTATCAATCTCCTGTGTAGATCTTCCAGTAATAGTGCTTCCACTAGTTCCTACAAAATCATGTCCACCGAAGTTCATCGCTGCCGTTCCTGTTTCATCATGTTGTGCTTCGAACACAATGTAAGGATCGTCATAGACCATAGCTTTTAAGTCACTTGCATTAGTACTTGCCGGATAGTATTTTGACCAAGTTGGTTTGCCAGTTGTTGGATCCGTATAAGAGACACCATAAAATACGCCTAGAACCACCGCGCCTACGGCGCAGATTTCAATTCCGCCCGCAGTAACAGCCGTTACAGCTTGACCTGTATAGATCGCTGTATTGTAGTTCGCTGCAATTTTATATTCTCTCGCACGAATCGTTCCACCAGCTAAGTGTGCCACGGGTCTGAACCCGAAAGCCGCATCTTGGTTTGCCATTGGAAAAATCCTCCGATTAAGTATTAATTATTCAATTCGATGGAGGAAGAGCTAAAAAATTAGTTTTTCCTGTTACCACCGAAGGTTACACGACTTTGCCTATCAGGTTTACTGATTGGCATACTGGGATGTTGTTCCTTCAATAGATCGCTTTCTATTGCGTCGTCTCTGTCCTGCGTTCTATCCGCAAAATAAGACATACGTTCTTCCACGATTTCTTCCGGAATCTTTGCCAGTAATAATCCTCCAACTCCTATAACACCTGCATATTTGCCATCCTGTATTGTTGGATATTCGCCATCGGAATCAGCTCTTACAAGCTCAAATCCTTCTCTTAGTCTAGCCGATAAATTTTTATTATCTTCTTTTCCTAAGACTTCAGCGCGTATCCACCTATGCTTGAACCCGTCGGGTGCAGGTGGTGCATCAAGAGATGATGGTGGTGCCCATGGTTTCCTTCGAGTCGTTTTGTCTCGGGTCTGGGCAGCGCGTGGAGTTTTCTTTTCATTTAATTTATCCATATGCCTACTCCTTCACGTATTTCGCATATTCTTCAAGTGGCACACCTAATTTTTTAGCAATCGCTACTTGTGACGGTGTGAGTCTCACGGTCTTGCGTCCAGTACCTGAGGTTCTTGAGGCGGATGCAACTGTCTGGACGGGCTTGCTGCTTGCCTGTTCTCCCCCGTTAAACTTATGGGGAAATTCCTTGCGAATGCGTTTGTCAATTTCCTCGTAGTATTCATTGCTTGTAGGATTGAATCCGTCCTCCTCCACAAGCCTCTTGTGAATGCCGAACGAGGCGTATGTCATCGCTTCGTCTTTTCCAAACCATTCGTTTTTTTCAGCCCAAGCTTCCGCTTTAGGATCAGGTCTGGGTTGTTGAACTCTACTTTGTACAGGTTGTTCACCTATTTGTCCAGCGTTTTTTAATGATTCCTCATATTTTTTTCGCTGATCCTCGGTGGCTTTTATGCGCTCCTCCTCAATGGCCAGCCTCGCCAGCGACTGATTCGCGGCAACCTGGGCGTCCACGTCCCCTTTCGCCACGGCGTCTTTAAGCTGAATCTTGGCTGATTCCAGTTGGGATTTCACGCGTCCCGTGAATTCATTGACGTATCCGTCGTCCAACTTGTCAAATTTTGACTGTAAATTGTCCCTTTCACCCTTGACTTGCTGGGCGTAATTGACGGCTTCTTTTTCTCTTCTTTCCGCTTCGCGAATTTTATAGGTCATGCGGTCAATACGCTTCTTGACGCCTTCGCTGTATTCTTCGCGCTCGTCTTTTTCTTCTGTTTTAGATTCTTCTTTTTCTTCCGGTTGTTCCTCCTTGACGGTAACTTCCGGAGTATCTTTTTTTGTTTCCTTTTCTTTTAATTCAACATCCACGGAATCACCGGATACGTCCAGTTCGACCATAGGATCTTTTGCTTCTGCTTCGGGCATGGTTTCCTCTCCATGTTAATGGGTTACCGGCGATAGAATGCTTTCCGGGTCGTCAGTTGTGCCCAGAATTTCATCGTCGTTTAAAATGCGCAGTTCCCCGCCTTCAATATTGAGGCGCGAACCAGCGTAGCGGGCGAATATCGCCCAGTCTTTCTCCTTGCACCAAGGTCCGTTTGGAAAACGCTCCTTGTCACTGTACGCGTCCGGCCCCACTGCCAGAACAAGTCCAACATTCGTCGCAATTTGTGTTTCCTCAACCGTCTTGTCAGAAAGCAGGACTCCGCCTTTCGTCTTTCCTTGTCCACGATGAGGCAACACTAAAATGCGCCAGCCTGTCGGCCTGGGCAGTTTT